GGACCTGATCTATGTCGCCAATTACGAAAGCGTGCGGGACGGCAAGATCGATCCCCGCCGTTTCGTGGCGGCCTCGCTCGACGAAGCGGCGATCCTGCGTGGATATGGGACCAAGACCTATCAGACGTTCCTGCCGTTATTCGAAGACGTGCGGTTCAAGTTCGTGGCGACGGCAACCCCGTCGCCCAACCGGACAAAGGAACTTATCCACTATGCCGGGTTCCTCGAAATCATGGATACCGGCCAGGCGCTGACCCGGTTCTTCCAGCGCAATTCGGAAAAGGCCAACGAACTCACCCTCTATCCGCACAAGGAAGAGGAGTTCTGGCTGTGGGTCAATTCCTGGGCCGTGTTCCTGCAATCGCCTGCCGATCTGGGCTTTGATGAAGCGGGCTATGTGCTGCCCGAAATGGAGATCACCTGGCACGAGGTGCCGACCGACCACGCATCGGCGGGCGTCGATCGCGACGGGCAGGGGATGATGTTCAACGATCCGGGCGCCAACGTCGTCGAGGCCTCGCGCGAAAAACGCAAAAGCCTCGATGCCCGCATCGGCAAGATGGCCGAGCTGATCGCCGAGGCGCCCGAGGAGCACAGGATCCTGTGGCACCACCTCGAGGACGAGCGGCGCGCCATCGAAGCCGTAGTCCCGGGCGTGCGCTCGATCTTCGGGTCGCAGGATCTCGACACCAACGAATCCAACGCCATCGGCTTCAAGCATGGCAAGTTCCGCGACCTCGCAACCAAACCCGAGATGAGCGGGGCAGGGTGCAATTTCCAGATGCATTGCGCCTGGGCGATCTTCGTGGGAATCGATTCCAAGTTCCATGACTTCATCCAGGCGGTGTTCCGCATCGTGCGCTTCGGACAGCGGCGCAAATGCCGGATCGACATCATCTATTCGGAGGCAGAGCGCGGCACGCGGCGCATCCTCGAGCAGAAATGGGCAGAGGACGAAGCCGCGCGGGTTCGGATGAGCGAGATCATCCGCAAATACGGGCTGGGCGTGCTGCCGGTGGACTCCATGCTCAAGCGTTCGATCGGCGTCGAGCGGCGCGAGGAGCGCGGCGAGTATTTCACCATCGCGCAAAACGACTGTGTTGAAGAGACCCGGACGATGGAAAGCGACAGCGTCGGGCTGATCGTCACCTCGATCCCGTTCGCCAACCACTACGAATATACCGACAAGTACAATGATTTCGGCCATACCGACGACAATGTCCATTTCTGGGCGCAGATGGATTTTCTGACGCCCCAGCTCAAGCGCGTGCTGATCCCCGGCCGGATGGCGGCCATCCACGTCAAGGACCGTGTCGATTTCGGCAATGTCACCGGCAAGGGCCTGCCCACGATCTCGCCGTTTCATGCCGAGGCGATCTTCCACTACACACGCCATGGCTTCGACTATTGCGGGATGATCACGATCGACACCGACGTGGTTACCGAAAACAACGGCAATTACCGCCTGGGCTATACGGAAATGCTCAAGGACGGGTCCAAGATGGGGGTGGGCTCGCCGGAATATCTGTTGTTGTTCCACAAGCCCCAGACGGACCGCACGCGGGGATATTCGGACGTGCCGGTGGGTAAAGCCCGCGAGGATTATTCGCTGGCCCGCTGGCAGCTCGACGCGCACGCCCATTGGAGATCGAGCGGCGATCGGCTGCTGACGCGTGCCGAATGGACGGCGATGGCGCCGGACGCTCTTCCCAAGGCCTTCAAGGCGCATTCGGACGGCACCGTCTTTGATCACGAGGCGACGGTGGCGATCGGCGAGGCCCTGTTGGAAAAGGGCATGCTCCCCAAGAAATACATGGCCCTGGCGCCGACGGCGCGCAGCGAATGGATATGGCACGACGTGGTGCGCATGCTGACGCTCAACGGGAGCCAGAGCGCCCGGAATGTCGAAAAGCACATCTGCCCATTCCAGTTCGACGTCGTCGATCGCGCCATAGACCGCTGGTCAAATCCCGGCGACGTGGTGTTCGACCCCTTCGGCGGGCTGATGACGGTGCCGTATCGCGCGATCCTCAAGGGACGCTATGGCCGGGCTTCCGAACTCAATCCGACCTCGTTCAGGGACGGGCTGTTCTATTGCCGCGAGGCAGAGGCCAAGCGCGGTGTGCCGACGCTGTTCGACGCGATCGAGATGGACATGGAGCGGGCATCGTGAGTTTGCCGGACCATCTCGTCGCCCTCAAGAACGAAGCCCTGCGCACGAGCTGCGAGTCCTGGGCGATCCGGAGGCGTTGGCCGCTGTCGAAGGGCGTCGAGCGCATCGGGCCTTGCCCGGTGTGTGGCGGCACCGACAGGTTTTCGATCAACGCTCAGAAGAACGTCTTCAACTGTCGCCGCTGCGGGATTTCGGGCGAGGGCGTCATCAAGCTGGTGATGCTGACGCAATCGGTCGAGTTCGTGCAGGCCTGCGAGATCGTCACGGGCCGCAAGGCCGATGAGCCGGTCGATCCCGAACGGGCAAGACGGCTGGCAATAGAGGCAGAGGCCGAGCGGCAACGGAAATCTGAAAAGTGGGCTCAAGACGCTGAGAATGAGCGCCGAAAGGCATATGCGATCTGGCGAGAAGCCCGAAAGCGGCCTTGGGTGCCTGGAGAGGCCGTGGCAGAGTATCTTCGTTTACGGGCAGTGAGCGCCGACGCGATTCAGGCCAATGCGCCATTCGCGCTTCACTCCAGCATCCGCCAATCTGATAGCCTTCCTTGGTGGGATGGTCAGGGCGAAAAGCCAGTTGTTATCCATGCCGGACCAGCGATGGTTGCGGCAATTCAGCGACCTGATGGCACTTTCGGGGGTGTCCACCTCACTTGGATCGACCTTGGCAGAAAGAAGGGGCGCTTGGTTCTGCCGAATGCGGCAGACGGGCAGGTACGGCCGACAAAGAAAGTTCGAGGCACTCAAAAAGGAGGGGCGATCCGCCTTTATACACCCCCGGTTCCAACTCGTATCGTCATGGGTGAGGGAATAGAATCTACCTTGTCCGTCCTTTGTCACGCCTTTGAACCGGACACGGCCTACTGGGCTGGAATTAACCTCTGGAACATGGCTGGCCGCGCATTGCGCGATGGGACCGGCGCTGAAATCCATGACCAGCCCGATATGGAAGATGAAGAAAGTTTCGTTCCACCCGAATGGTGCGAGGAGTTGGTCTTCCTGGCCGATGGCGATAGCGAGGAAAGCCGCATTACCGAGAAACTGACCCGAGGCTTGCGCCGCGCCATAAGGCTGCGGCCCGGCTTGAAGGCCAAACGCGTTCCGGCCCCGGCGACTGGCGCGGACATGAACGATCTCGCCATGCAGATGCGAGACGCCGTAGTGATGGGGGCAGGGGCTTGAGCAAGAAGAACCCCGTCAGGGCGCAGATCGAGCAGGCCGAAGAGGCCGAGGATAGCGGGTTCGATCTCTATGGGCAGGGCGTTAACGACGACGGGCGCCCCGATCCGGCCTGGGAAGCCGAGGACTCGAGCAATGAACGCGGTCATGATCTCGGCGCGCTGACCGTCGACGAACTGGACAATCTGCGCGTCTGCGCCGATCTCGACCAGAACGACCGGGACAACGGCCGTCGCCTGATCATCTGGTACGGCCCTGATCTTGCCTATGTTTCGGGCATGGGCTGGCTCTTGTTCCGGGGCACGCACTGGGAACGCGATGAAGGCGATCTGGCGGTGCGGCTCAAGGCGCAAGACCTGGTGGATTGGATCAAGCGCGAGCTGTGGTTCATCGAACCGACACCGGGCGTCAAGAGCCTGATTGCCTATGCCGACAAGATCGCCCTCAAAAAGCCCGAGGACCGCACGGCGGAAGACCTCGAGGTCTTGAGCAAGGCCACGAAGGCACGCGACCAGCTCGGAAAGAAGCGCAGCGCGCGGCGCACCTTTGCGATTTCATCCGGAAATGCAGGAAAGACCGAAGCCATGATCAAGCAGGCCGCCAGCCGAAAGGCGGTTTCGCCAGAAATTTTGGACGCCAACAAGAGGCTGTTCAACGTCAAGAACGGCACGCTGGCGTTTTCGCGTGTTGATGACGAGGAATCTGACCCCGACGATCCGCGCTATGTCGGTACGTGCGAGCCGCTTGAGCATGATCGGTCGCACATGATCACCAAGACGGCCGACGTCGCGTACGATCCCGATGCCAGGTGCCCGAAATGGGATGCGTTCCTCGAGCAGATGCAGCCCGACGCGGCCATCAGGTTATTCCTGCAGGTGAGCCATGGATTTGCGCTGTTGATCGGCGGGAACGACGCCCAGAAGCTGTTCTACCACTATGGCGGCGGCGCCAACGGTAAATCGGTGTTCATCGAGACCATCGGGCGCTTGGCTGGCCCCTATCGTGCTGTCGTCGATCCGGCCACGATCACGGGCGATAGCCAGCGCGATGGCTCCAAGGCCAATTCCGACGTGGCGCGCCTGGTCTCGACGCGTCTGGCGACGATCGAGGAATTGCCGCGCGACGTTCCGCTCAAGGAAAATCTGATCAAGGCCCTGACCGGCGGCACGCGCATGGTAGCGCGCTTCCTGCAAAAGGAAATCTTCGAGTTCGATCCCGAATTCGTCGCCATCATGAGCGGCAACGACATGCCGACCGTGTCGGGCACCGACTATGGCATCTGGCGCCGCCTGCTGATCATCCATTGGGCGGTGACGATACCGCCCGAGCAACAGCGGCCTTTCGGCGAGATGCTGGCCATGTTCGATGAAGAACGGTCCGGCATCCTCAACTGGCTGATCGAGGGCGTAAAGCGGTACATGGCGCATGGCCTGACGCCCTATATCCCCGTATCGGTGACCCAGTTCACCGACGACTATCGCGAGGAGCGCGACCCGGTGGGCACCTTCGCGGCCGCCTGTGTAATCGCCTCACCCGGCAGCAAGGTGAACGCCGGCGACATGTACGCCGCCTATGAGAGGTGGTGCGGCGCCAACGGCATCAAGCCCTATCAGCAGACCGCCTTCGGCCGGCGTATGAACTCCCTCGGATTCAAGAAGAAGCGCGGAAGCCATGTCGATTATCTCGACGTGGCGCTCGGGGACGTTCCCGACAAGTTCGACCCCCGCACCCCCGGCGATCCCCGGCCGGAACCTCCCCCGCATACGATTCTCTAAGGCGGCAAGCGGCCTTTTGCACCGCTTTTGCCGCCGCCCCGCACCCCCTTCATGGGCAGGCAAGCGGAGTCACGACTGTCACCCGCGCTGGCGCGCGGCGACATGACAGTCGTGACAGTTTTACGATGGTTGAATGCAACCGTCACTTTCCCAATTCAATAGTAAAATCATGCTGTTACGTTGAAATCGTGACAGTTGTGACGGTTCATCTCGCGTATATTAGCTGTGAGGGGGTCCGGGTGGTCATCGGCTATCGCCGGGTTGGTTTCGGTCTCCATGTGCATGGGGAAACGGTCACAACCGTCGCGACTGTCATAACCCCTTGAACCCTCGCTTCTTTCTGTCTCCGACAGTTCATTTCCAACTGTCACAACCCTCATGAGGGGAACGAGAGTGACTAAGCCTAGGGAAAAGGTGGATATCGAGCGGCTGGTGACCTGGGCTTTGCTGGATCAGGGGCTCGGCTGGTCGCAGGGGCAATCCTCCGATGGCGGGTTCATGGCGCTGGGGACGCGCATCGACACGTCCTCGATATCGACACCTTCGATCTCGTTGCAGAGCGATGATGACGCCTTGATTGTCCGTGCCGTTATCGATGGCATGGAGCCCGACGTGGCCGATCTCATCATCAGGCATGGCCGGATCGGTGAAAGGCCGGATTGGTGCGAAGAGGGCGTTGGCGATTATGTCCAGAAGCGTTCGGCCAATGGAAAGCTCGCCTGGATTTATGAGAAGCCCGGGGATCGGCGGTCGGCGAAAACTCCCGTGATGGAGTTCGTGGGCTGGCGCCAAGAGCAGGTCGATTACTTCCGAGCGGGTTATCGACTGTGGTGGTATGGCCTTGAGGCGATGGTGCCGGCGCTCAACGCGGTGATGGAAACGCATGAGGCGACCGGTCCGAAGGCTCTACTGGAGCCTTGGCTTGCGAAAACACCGGTTATCCACACTCCAGATGGGCCGCTGAAACCCAACAAACGCGGGCCCAAGCGTACCGGTCGAGAGTATGTCGAAATTGACGGTCAACTTGTGCGGCGCGTAGGGGGTTGACCGTCACTAGGATTTTGACAATGTTGGGGACAACAGATTAGGACTGATTCCGACCCGCCCGGTGACCGCCGAGGCGGGTTTTTCGTGACCTGTTGGGCGTTAGATCACAGTAAGCGCCTGATAACGCTGCAAATATAGCCAGCGGGTCCTTCCGGGGGTCTGAGTCCCATACGGTGCGTCTGAGCGCATTTGTTTTCTAGTTTCGATCAAAATTGACAGGGTTGACGGCGTTGACGGACGTGGCAGCGGCGGTTGACGCTGGCGGGTCCGCCGACGTGTGGGTGACGCTGGCCGATGCCGCGAAGCATCAGGGCGTGAGCCGCCAGGCGGTGAGCAAGCGGGTTAGCGCGCTTCTGGCCTCGGGCCGGCTGACTGTTAAGTCGGGTGCGCGCGGGACAAAGCTGGTCAACCTTGTCGCGTACCTTCGCGCGGTCAAGGAAGAGACCGATCCCGCGCAGGATCTGCGGAACGGCAAGACCGCCGGCCCTTTGTTTGGCGACGGCGACGAAGACGACGCACCAGACGCGCCGACACCTGCGGCTCAGCGGCCAAGCGGTTACCACGACGCCCGCGCCCAGCGTGAAGCGTTCAACGCCGAAAACGCCCGCCTCGACCTCGAGGAGCGGCGCGGGCACCTGATCGTCAAGGACGATGCCGAGCACAACACGATGACCGCGTTCCGAAAGGTCCGGGATCGGTTCCTGTCGTTGCCGGCGACCCTTGCCGATCGATTGGTCGCCCAACCCGACGCGTCGGCCATGCGCGTGCTGCTCGATAAAGAGATACGGGCGGTTCTGGAGGCTGCGGCCAACGACCTGGACGCGATGGCTGAGGTCGAGGGCGATGACGGATGACCTGCAACGCGAAAGCGAAAGGAGAATGTCCGTCGCCGGCAAGGCGATCTTTCGGTCGGCGGCAGGCGGCATAAGGCCCGACCCGCGCGAGCTGGTTTCGGTCTGGGCAGAAAAGCACCGTATCGTACCGGAGATGGGATCAAGGCCCGGCCCTTGGCGCAACGAGACCGCGCCATATCTGGTCGAGATCATGGATTGCCTCTCGCCGGATCACCCGTGCGAACAGGTGGTCAACATGAAATGCTCGCAGTCCGGCGGTTCGGCGGTTGCCGAAAACTGGATCGGCTTCATCATGCACCGCACGCCGGGTCCGATGATGTACGTGCAGGCCACGGTCAAGGCCGCCAAGGACTGGTATCAGGAAAAGCTGCAGCCGACGATCGAGGCAACGCCTGCGCTCAGTCCGAGGCGAGGCGGGGTTGTCATGCCCCAGAAATCTCGATCGGGCGAGGGGTCCACGTCCGAGCGCATCCGGTTTTTGGGCGGGTTCCTCAATCTTGCCGGCGCGAATTCCGCCGCGAGCCTTCGCCAGCACTCGATCCGCTATATGGTGCGCGACGACCGGTCGGCCTGGACGGACAATGCCGACGGGGAGGGCGATCCCAAGGATCTGTCGGACGCGCGGCTTAAGACCTATCGCATCTTCGGGATGAGCAAGGTCTATGATGTCAGTTCGCCCAAGTTCGAGGGCGCCGATATCGATGCCGATTATCAGCGTTCCGATATGCGGCGCTTCTACATGGCCTGCAAAGCCTGTGGCGACCTGTCCGATATCGTGTTCGAAGACCTCGTTCATAACGATGTGGCTCCTTATCGAACCCATTTCGTTTGCCCGAGCTGCGGGGTCGAGCATTTCGAGCACGACAAGCACGAAATGGCGGCGGCGGGCGCATGGATACCGACGCGTCCCGATCCAGAGACGGGCGAGGTTCCGCCCAAGACCATTGCGGCCGACGAGATCGAAGCCTGGCGCTCGCGCGATACCGGCGTGCACCTGATCGTCGGGTTCGTCATCACCGGTGAAATGTCGGTCTTTGAACGCTGGGACAACCTCGTCGCGCGGTCAAAGGAGGCCGGTGACGATCCTGCCAAATTGCAGCCGTTCCAGAATTCCGACCTGGGACGGCCGTACAAGCCCAAAACCGACGTTCCCGAGTGGGAAACGCTTTCTTCGCGGCGAGAAGGGGATTGGCAGCGCGGAACGGCCCCGGCCGGTGTGCTCTACGTCACTCTGACGGCCGACGTACAGGGAGACGGGATCTATTGGGCTTATCTGGGCTGGGGTCCCAACAAGCAGGTCTGGCATCTCGATGCCGGTTTTTGTGCCGGCCACACCGATGTTGCCTTCGAGGGCGCCTGGCCCAAGCTCGATGCCGTCGCCGATCGCGGCATAGCCTTTGGCGGGCAACGGTTCCGCGTTGCTCCCGATATGATCGGCGTCGACAGCGGCTATAATTCCGAGCCCGTCTATGCCTGGGTCAAGCGGCGTCACAACGCCCTGGCGCTCAAGGGTGAGGACGGCTGGACAAAGCTGCCGATCGCCCGGGCGCAGTCGCCGGAGGTTCGCAAAACCGGACTGTCGGCCGGCAAGGCCAAGAAGTTCGGGATCAAGGTCTGGCTGGTCGGCACCTGGGGCATCAAGGGCGCCTTGATGGTCTATCTGAGCCGAACGGCCAAGGAAGGCGATAGCGGTCTTCCCGTCGGCTTTCAGCACTATCCGGCCGATACCGAGGAAGAGTATTTCCGCCAGTTGGTCTCCGAGTACGTCATCACCGACACGGTGAATGGCAACAAGGTCCGAAAGTGGAAGGCGCGATACGCCAATCACTGGCTCGACTGCAACGTCTATGGCTGGGCGCTCACCCATTTCGCGGGTCTTTGGAACTGGGACGACAGCCAGTGGGAAAAGCGGGCGCGCGAGTTGGCCGAGATGATGGCATCGGCAGAACCCGACCTGTTCGGGCCGTCGATCACCGCCGTCCCGTCGGCGGCGCCGGTTGAGGCCAGCGAGTTGCCGGCGGCCAAGGCCATTGGCGCGAAAAAGAAAGATGATGGGCTCGACGCCCTCGCGAAACTGAATCGATAGGAGACGCCAATGGCGCGGTCCAGGGCCGATATCGAAGGCGAGCTTGCCGAACTCTATGCGGCAAAGCGGAGATACCTGACCGGCGGCATGGTGACCGAGGTCAACCACGCCAGCGGAGGCGTTAAGAAACAGGCCGCGACGCTGGAAGAGATCAATCAGGCGATCATGATGCTGGAGCTTGAATTGTCTCAGATCACTGGTGACCGGTCCAAACTCGGGCCGGTGCGGTTCGGCTTTGGAGATCGTCCATGAACAAGCCTCGGGTGCGCGTCCAGGCCGGTGATGCAACGGGCGCCACGCTGCGCCGCGTAGCTGCCGCGCCGCGCTCCGCCTATACCGCCGCCGATCAGGGACACTCGGCGCTTGGCGGATGGGTTCCTCCCATGCAATCGGCCGATGCCGAGTGGCTGCGTGAGCGCGACGTGTCGGTTGCGCGTATCCGCGACCTCGAGCGCAATGACGGAACGGTTTCGGCTGGGATCGACCGGCAGGTCGACATGCTTGTCGGTTCCGCGCTGCGCCTGAATTCTAAGCCGGATCATGAGGCGCTGGGGATTTCGTCGGACGCGGCGCATGGTCTGGGAAAGGCCATCCAGTCGGTTTGGCGGGGCTGGGCCGACGATCCGATCTTTCGTTGCGATGCGGAGCGCCAGTTGAACTTCAATGGCCTGGCGGGCATGGCGGCGCGAGAATTCGTTGGGGTCGGCGAGGGGGTTTCAGTCTTGCGTTTCCGCGAGATGGCAGGATGGCAATATCGGACGGCCGTTCATATGGTCGATCCCGATAGGCTTTCCAATCCCGAAGGTCACCCAGACACCGAATTCCTGCGCAAGGGTGTGGCAAAGGACGAGGATGGCGCTCCAATCGGATATCACATTCGACGAGCGCACCCGGCGGACGTATTCGGTCTGGCGACTGATCCTTTGACCTGGGACTATTTCGAACGCTGGCACGAAACCGAAAACGGCTGGCAGCGGCCAGGAGTAGTGCATTTCTACGACAAGAAACGTCCGGGCCAGTCTCGCGGCGTTTCGCGCCTGGTGGCCAATCTCGTTAAAACCCGGATGCTGCACAGGTATTCGGAGAACGAAGTCCGGGCGGCGGCGATCAACGGGTCGATCATCGGCGCCATCTACACCCAGCTCGGGGCCGAGTATGCGGCCGAGCGGCTTGGAACCGACGGGGAAACCAATACCGACTGGTCCCAGTTCAACACCCAGCGCGGCGCATTCTACGCGGATCGATCGATCATGAATGATGCGCGATTGCTCACATTGTTCCCGACCGACCGCCTGGACCTCAATACCCAGCCGCGCCAAACCGCAGGCTATCCCGCGTTCGCGCGTTCCTTCCTGCAATCGTTCGCAGCCTCGCTCGGTATCAGTTACGAGCAGCTTTCCATGGATTGGAGCCAGACGAACTATTCGTCGGCTCGTGCAGCCCTCAACGAGGTCTGGCGGGGCATCCAGCGCCTTCGTTCGGTATTGATCAGCCAGTTTGCATTGCCGGTCTTTGCCGCCGTCCTCGAGGATGCGCTGGACAACGATTTGATCGAAATCCCGCGCGGGTGTGCCGACTTCTACGATCGCCCGGCCGCATGGCTGCGGGCCGAGTGGATCGGGCCGGGACGCGGCTATATCGATCCGGTCAAGGAAGCCCAGGCCAGCTCGGAGCGGATCAAGGGCAGGACTTCGACGCTTGAGCGCGAAGCGGCCGAACAGGGGCTCGACTGGGAAATGGTGCTCGAGCAGCAAGCGCGCGAGGCGGCCGAGCTGGAGAAATACGATCTTGCCGGACCCGAGAACGATCTTTCAATCGTGCCGCGTTCGGACCTCGAAGATCAGCGCCCGGCGCAGAACTAGGGATTTACCGACATGACCGATCTCGACCTGGCCTTGCGGCGTCCGGGGCAAATCCTCCTGCTCGAACGCACCCACGCCCTAGGGCTCCTCGACCGCATGCTCACCACTCAGCGCCCGGGCCGTGGGCTGTTCGGGAATGCGCTTTCCGCGCTGGGCCTCAAGCCGACGGCAGGCCACGATATCCCCGAACGGCCCAAGGTTCTGGGCTTGCCTTCGCTCCCATGGGCAGAGAATGCCGAGCAGGGCGAGGGCTATCTGATCGTCGACGGCATCGCGGTGATGGACGTCGCCGGTGTGATGACGCCCCACGGTTATTACGACTGGTGGGAGGATCGCTGGGTTGGCGGCTATGCCCAGATCGGCGCCAGCCATGATGCAGCCGAGGAAGATGACCGGGTGCGGGCAATCTTCGCGCGCGTCAATTCCCCGGGAGGGCTGGTCGATGGATGCTTCGATCTTTGCGATGACATGGCAGCGCGTTCCAAGCCGTTTCACGTCCATGCTCGCATGGCTTGTTCGGCCGCCTATGCATTGGCCTCGACCGCCGACCGGATCGACGCGCCGCGCGAGGGTGACGTCGGGTCGATCGGCGTTTTGATCACCCACTACGATATTTCCGACATGCTCGCCGAATGGGGCGTCAAGGTCGAGGCGATCCAGTCCGGCCCTCGTAAGACCGATGCCGCTGAGTGGAAGCCACTTTCCGACGACGCCCGTGCCCATCTCAAGGCCGTCGTCGATCAGATCGCCAAGCGCTTCGTGGCGACCGTCGAGGCCGGTCGGCCCATGACGGCGGAACAGATCCGGGCCACCGAAGCGCGCTGGTATCTCGCTGAACACGACGATCCCGAGATGAGCGGCATGGCCCTCGGCCTTGTCGATGGCATCGCAACCGAACGCGCGGCCTTCGCCGCGCTGCACCAATCCCTCGAGACATCGGGGGGACCTGCGGCCAGGGCCGCATCCACGACAGAGAAGGAAGCTGAAATGTCTCTAGAAGAGCAGATCGCGGCCCTGCGTGCGAAAGCCGCACGGGGGGACGCTGCCGCCAAGCGCAAGCTCAAATCGCTCGGCGTCAGCCTCAAGGCGACGACGAACGACGACGATCCCGATGCGGAAACCGAAGAGGATGATCCGGAATCGGAAACCGAGGAAGACGATCCCGAGGCCGAGACGGACAAGGAAGAGGAAGGCGAGGGGACCGATGACGATCCCGAGGCCGAGACCGAGGATGAGGAGGCAGAGGACGATGATGAAGAGCCTGCCGCCAAGGCCACCGGATCGAAAGCCGGTTTCGCACTCATGGGCTGCAAGGAAGCCAAGGGGCGCGAAAAGCTCGCTGCAAACCTCGCCCGCAAGGTCGGCGCCAAGAAGCTGAACTACGGCGAAGCGAAGCAGATGTTGGCGGCCGCGCCGAAGGGATCGCGCCTCGGACAGGCCATGGCAGGCCGCGACCGCAATCCCGGAGCATCGCACGGTTCCGGAAAGGCTTCGGCCAAGGGTCTGGCCTCCGCTGTCGATCGCTACAACGCCAAGCGCAAATAGCGCGATTGCCCTTTCGGGTCTATCCGCCCGCCCCACGCTGATCGCGTCGGGCGGGTTTTCATCTCCGCAAACGCAAGTCGAGGACTTTGAGCCATGCTTGGCAAATCCTTTTCGGTCGCGGCGCCCAAGCTCCAGACCGCTTTCCTGAAATTCGAGGTCGATCCTCAATATACCCGTGCCTCTCTCGTGCTTCTGGCGGGCACCGTTGCCGCCCGTTCCATCGAGATCGGCACGCCGCTGGGTCTTGCCGCCGATGGTGGGCCGACCCTCGTCACTGGTGCCGACAATGTCGGAGACGGCGAACTGACCCTGGCGGGCACCCCGCTCGGCGCCGGCGTCGTTCCCGGAATCTATCGCGCCGTTCTTGTCGAGGCGGTCGAGGGTGGTGGTGAGTTCGAAGTGTTCGATCCGGCCGGTTATTCGATCGGCACGGTCGAAACGGGCACGGCGTTTACCGATGCCGTCAATTTCACCATCGCTGCGGGCGACACCGATTTCGAACTTGGCGATCTCTTCGAAATCCATGTGCCGATGGGCACCAAGGCCAAAGAGTGGGACCCGGAGGCCACCGATGGGAGTCAGGTCTTCCATGGTTTCGCCATTGCCCGGGCCTCGGCGCCCGTAGGCCGCGACAGCCAGGTTCTGGCTCTCGAAGATGGACCGGCCATCGTCCTCGCTGACGAGATCGTCTGGCCCGAAGGGGTTACCGCTGCCCAGCGTCTCGACCTGATCGCTGCCGCCAAGGCCAAGGGCATC